CGAGCTGGATATCACGCTGTCGCGGCAGCATCGCTTGTCGCTCGGCGCGGGTGTCGTCGCGCACTCGGCGTCGCACGTGATGTATCACGTTCGTGCGAGTGAGATCGGCTGGGTGCTGCACAACACGATCACGGTGTGGGCGCGAGAGCTTGCCGAGCAGAACCCGCACTTGCGCCCGCCGCGTCTGTCGTCGACGGCCGTGTGTGCGGCGTGGCTGACCCGGCTGGGTTCGCTGCTCGCGCTGCATCCCGCCGCTGACGAGCTGCACGACGAGGTCACGCACGTCGTCGCGCTGACGCGCCGCGTCGTCGATCGACCCGCCGATCGTGTCTACGCGGGTCCGTGCGATGCGGTGGTCGACGGCGACGAGCGATGCTTCGACCACCTCTACGCACGACCGGGTGCGGCGTGCGTCGCGTGTCGCTCGTGTGGCACCGAGTACGACGTCAGCGAGCGGCGCGAGTGGATGATCAGCGAAGCAGCCGACCTGCGCGTGCCCGCGACGGTCGCGTTGAGCTGGGCGCGGCTGCTGCTCGACGCGACGATCCCGCGCGGCACGTGGGACTCGTGGGTGTCGCGGCGGCGCATTCTCGCACACGGCACCGACAGGTTCGGACGGCCGGCGTTCCGCTTCGGCGACGTCCGCGACCTTGTGGCTGACTACGTCGCGCGGCCACGACACGCCGCGTGACTTGTTTAATCACGTTTAACGATGCAAGATGCGGAGCATCAGCGTCGAGACGTGTCTACAAAGGCCGTTTCCCCCTCTGGCGCTGGTCGGGACTCGCGGCCTGGCTTCGGCGGGTACGTTCCGCGAGCGGTCAGCTTGGCGGGTAGGGCTGACACTCTTCCCTTCCTCGTGGTGGTCACTCATGCCGTGGGCTCCCGCTCGTCGCTGCACGCGTTGCCGCGCATCGTTCACCGGCACGCGCTGTCCGACGTGTCATCCGTCGTGGGCGAATCGTCCGTCGTCGTGGCCGGGCGGCAGCACGCGGCGGTGGCGCAACGTCCGCTCCGCGCAGCTCGTCGAACACCCGCTGTGCGCGTTCTGCGGTGCGCTCGCCGACACGGTCGACCACATCGACGGCACCGACTACGCCACGCAGCGCTACGACCCGACGATGGTGCGCTCGCTGTGCACCGACTGCCACGACGAGCGCACACGACAGCAGAGCGCCGACGCACGAAGCACAAAGGAGTGACACGCAATGACCTGGACCTTGAGCGCCACCGGACACGCTGAGAGCAAGGACGACGAGGTGGCCGTGATCGACGCCTTCCGCGACGCCGCACAGGCGACTCACGCGGCGACTGCGTCGATCGCGACGCAGCATCACGGCGAGATCAACCTGCTCGACGCGCAGCGAGAGCAGCAGTAGCACTCGCGCCGTGATGGCGGTGACCGGACAAAGCTATGAACCGGACGCCGATCTGACTGCGCTCGTCGATCACCCGCAGAACCCGCGCGACGGCAAGACCGACGTCGTCGCGAAGAGCATCGACGCGAACGGCTTCTACGGCGCGATCATCGCGCACGCCGATACGGGCTACATCCTCGCCGGACATACGCGGCGGCGCGCGCTCGTCGACACGGGCACGACGCACGGGCCGGTGATCTGGCTTGACTGCGATGACAAGACGGCGACGCGCATCCTGCTCGCTGACAACCGCACGGCCGAGCTTGCCGCGTGGGACGAGAGCGCGCTCCTGTCGCTGCTGCGCGGTATGGGCGAAGCCGAGTTCGCCGGAGCGGGCTTTACGACGTTCGACCTCGAAGCGCTCGCGCGCAGCGTCGACGACTTCGAGCCGACGATCACCGACGAGCGCGACGACATCACCAGTCGCGAGATCACGTGCCCGGAGTGCGGCCACACGTGGGAGCCGTGAGCGATGCGCGTCAGCGTGACGCCCTGCAACTACCGCACAGCTCGCGAGGCTGTCACGCGCTGGCACTATTCCCGGCGCATGCCGCGCGGCGCGAAGCTGTACTACGCAGCGTTCGAGCGCGACCGCTTCGTCGGCGTCTTGATCTTCGGCGTCGGCGTCGGCAAGGGAACGCCGATCTCGGGCATCGACTCGCGGCATGCGCTCGAACTACAGCGTGTCGCGCTGCGTGAGCACGACGCGCCCGTGACGCAGGTCCTCAGCGCGGCGATCAAGCGACTCAAGCGCCATCATCGCGTGCGACTGCTCGTCTCGTATGCCGACCCGTACCACGGTCATCACGGCGGCATCTATCAAGCGGGCGGCTGGACGTATGTCGGCTCGACAGGGCCGAGCGTGGCGTATCGCGCGCCGAGCGGCGAACTCAAGCACTCGCGCGTGGTGACGCCGACCGGCTACAACCGACAGTTCGGCGCGGTCAAACGAGCGTGGCGCTCGGATGTCTTCGAGCGCGTGCGACTGCCCGGCAAACACACGTACTTGTTCGCGCTCGACCGATCGACGCGGCGGGCTGTCGCTGCGATGGCGAAGCCGCCGCCGCGCGCGTCAAGTGTCGATGGAGACACGCCCGCCCTCCGGACGGGAGAGGCAGGTTCGACCCCTGCGGCGCGCTCGTGACTGAACCACCACCGCTGACACCGGGCACAGTGTGGCGCGTCATCCGCTGCGAGCAGCACCGCGACTGGATGCTCGACGATCTCGACGCTGCGTGCCCTGATCCATGCCCGCGCTGTCGATACATACCGAGCCGGTTGGAAGAAGGGAACCGCGCGCAATGGCGGTCAACGCGGAGCAGATCTCCGTCGGCACGACGCCCGTCGAACTAAGCAGCGTCGCAACGACCGACCGCGCCGTGGGGCAGCACGTGATCGTGAAAAATCGCGGTCTCTCTGCCGTCTACGTTGGCGGAGCTGACGTCACGACGAGCGGTTTCGAGCTGAGCGCGGGTGAAGCAATATCCGCCGATCTCGGCTCGCGTGACCGGCTCTACGCGATCGCGGCAAGCACGCCGCAGGTCGTGCACGTGCTGCGCGCTGGCGTCTGAAGGAGTCGCCGATGCCCGCTCTCAGCTTGCAGTTGCCCGCCTCCGTCACTGCGCTCAAGCGAGTGATCTCGACCGGCTCAATCGGAGGCGGCACGAGCGCAGCGATCACCATCGCGTGGGCCGTGCCGTTCGCCGATGCGAGCTACGCCGTCGCGGTGTCGGTCGTTGACACCACGGTCGGCACGGCGGCGCTACGCGTGCATCACATCGAATCGATCGCGCCGAGCGGGATCGTCGTGCGCGTCGTCAACGACAGCACGCTCGGCGCGAAGGCGGGAGTCGTGCACGCGATCGCGATGCCGTGATGCCCGGCTGGGAGCGTCGCTGAGCGCTCCATGACAAGAGGGCCGGGATATAGTCACCCAGCCCCCTCTCGCGTCGCTCTAGAACGTTCTCACGACGCGAACGCGTGCCGGAAGTACAGCGCGCCGAATCCCCCGTCGGCAGCGATGCTGTGCACGTCGTGAGTGAAGACGGCGTTCCCGGTCTCGTCGTTCGTGCGGCGCATCGCTTCACGGCGAGCGTCGCGCACAGTCGCGGCGTCGACGTCGTGCATGTGAAGAAAGTTCGACGCGTCGGCGACTCGTACGCGGTATGTCCTGGTCATCAGCGGATCTCCCGTTCTGTTGCTTGTTTCTACTGCCAAGGTAGCCGGGCGCATGTCGGATGCCGTACGGCCAAATGACCGAAAGCCGAGACGATCTCTCGCCCCGGCTCTCGAACTATTCGTCAGAGCGTCGCGTCTTCGTAGTCGTCCAGCTCGCCCAGCAGATCGGTCACGATCTTGCGCAGCTCGGGCGTCATCGACGTGGTGTGACCGTCGCGGTCAGCAGGCCCGCTGAACACGACCGTTTCGAAGTAGCGTTGACCGGTGACGTCGTGACGTGCTGCGATGTAGGTCGCCCACGGGTTGTACCGGGGCGACTCGTGTTGTAGCAGTGCCTCGTCATCGAGCCACATGTCGATCGGGCCGAGTCGCACGACATCGACGTACTTGCATCCGATCTCGTGATACAGCGCGTGCAGGATGTCGCCGACGTCGTCACCGGGTGTGGTCACATCCCGCAGCGCGCCTCGTGGCGTGAGCACAAGCAGGCTGATCGTGTTGCCGGTCATGCGTGCGTCTCCCCGGTTATTGTGCGGCGACGAACGGTGACGACCCCGGTGAACGGGTCAGTCGTCGCCGTCGCGCCGCAGTCGTCGCACGACTCGATCTCGTCAGAACCGGCGTACATCGACGGCATTGAGTCATGTCGCACGTTCGACGAGCGGCACAGCGAGCACACCCAGTCGTCTTCGTCGACTTGTTCGAGCAGCTCGACGTCGCGGCCCTGCGCGACGATCTCGCTCGCGTTCTTGTTCATGATCTTCTGCTCCGTTCTGTGCGTGTGAAATGGACGAGCGAGACGCGCCGGACGATTCGCCCAGCGCGTCTCGCGTGCTCACTACTTGCTCTTGCTCGTGGCCTCTTTGAGCACGGCGGTCAGCTTGTCGAGCTTCGCTTGCATCTCGGCGACGAGCTTCTGGTCGTCGCGACGCGAAGCGCGCCACCTGCGGTCGCGGGTGATCTTGATGAGCTGACGCAGCTCGTCGAGGTTGCTTGGCACAGCGTCGCTCTCGGTCGAGAGCTTCGCGCCCTTGACGTCGCCTCGCTTCGTCGCGGGCTTCGCCTTCGTGCTCGCGCTCTTCGCGCTCTTCGCGGCAGCGCTCTTCGCAGCGGCGGGCTTCGCAGCGGGCTTCGTCGTGGGCCTCGCGGGCTTCGCGAGTTCGTCGGCGAGCACCTTCGTCGCCCTGCTCTTCGCGGTCGTGCGCGTGCTCTGCGCGGTGCGAGCGTTCGCGTTGCTTGCTGGCTTCGTCATGATCGTTTGCTCCTTCTGCGTTCTGTTGCTTGTCACCCTCGGTGAGCGACTAACACGACCGTACGGCCGCAGCCGGGCCGCGCAGCACGGCCATTCGAGTGAACCGCAGGGCTTTTTCTGGCGCTCTGACCTGGGAAAACTCCGGGATAGGGCGTCGAGATCACAGGGACCGATGCCAGGGACAGCGCGCAGTTAGCAGCGCACATATCGCGACAAGTAGATTGAGTTTGGTGACCGGGGGTGACGATCAATGCCGAAGGGTCCAGCGCCGAAGCCGACCGAGCTGCGCTTGCTGCACGGTGATCGCGCCGACCGCGTCAACGAGCACGAGCCGATCCCGGTCGACGAAGCGCCGCAGTGCCCAGACGAGGTGTCGGACGCAGTCCGCGAGATCTGGGACTACACCGTCGAGCATCTCGATCACATGGGACTCGCGAAGGCGTGCGATCGCGACGCGCTGCTGTGCTACTGCGAAGCGGTCATCAGGCACCGGCAAGCGTCGCGCGTGCTCGCGCAGTCACCGATCTTGATCAAGGGCCGTAACGACTCGCTCGTGACGAACCCTGCTGTGCGCGCGCAGCGCGACGCCGCGCACGTGATTCGACACTTCGCGCAAGAGTTCGGGTTGACGCCGTCCGCGAGATCGCGAATCGAGGTCGATCGGCGTCGTGTCGGCGACGACGAGAACCCGTTCGCGGGCACGGGCTGAACCGAGCGCGGCGCAACTGCGTCGGCTCAAGCTCTCGAAGGAGGTCGGCTACTACCTCCATTCGCGCGGCTTCGAGCTGCCGAGTTGTCCGCCGTTGATCAAAACGCCCGAACCGGGGCAGGTCAAGCGCTCCGCGAAGTTCGATCCGGCACGCGTCGACCGCGTCTTGCGCGCGTTCTCGCTGCTGCGCCACACCAAGGGCGAGTGGAAGGGTCTACCACTCACACCGGACCCGTGGCAGATCGCGTATGTGATCGCGCCGACGTTCGGCTGGGTCGTGCGCGACGAACGTGGCGAGTGGGTGCGCGTCGTGCGCGAGCTGGTCGTCGACTGCCCGCGTAAGAACGGCAAGAGCACGCTGTGCGGCGGGCTCGCGATGTATCTGACCGCTGGCGACGGCGAGCCGGGCGCGGAAGTCGTCGCAGCCGCGACGACGGCAGGGCAAGCGTCGTTCGTGTTCGCGCCGGTCAAGCAGCTCGCGCAGAATGCGCCCGCGCTCAAGGGGCACGTGCAGGCGCGGCAGTACCGCATCGTGCATCCCGCGAGCGGTAGCTACTTCGCTGTTGTCAGCTCGACGGCGAGCGCGCAGCACGGCGCGAACTTGCACGGCGCGATCATCGACGAGCTTCACCTACATAAGACGAGCGATCTCGTCGACGCGCTTGAGACGGGCACCGGCTCGCGCCGTCAACCACTGATCTGCAAGATCACGACTGCGGACGACGGCAAGCCCGACACGGTGTATGCGCGAACGCGCACCTACGTCGAGCAGCTCGCGCGGCGCGTGTTCACCGCGCCGAGCACGTACGGCGTGGTCTTCGCAGCTGAGCCCGACGCGGACCCGTTCGCGGAGTCGACGTGGAAGGCGGCGAATCCCGGTTACGGGATCTCGCCGACGAAGGACGCGTTGCAGCGCGCGGCCGAGCGGGCGCAGCGCTCGCCCGCCGAGCTGGCGCGGTTTCTGCGGCTGTATCTCGGCATCCGCACGAAGCAAGAGACGAAGTTCATCGACCTGTCCGATTGGGACCGGAACGCGAGCATCGTTGACGAGCGCACTCTTGCGGGCCGCGCGGCGTTCGGCGGGCTCGACCTTGCGTCAACGTCGGACCTGTGTGCGCTGTGCTGGACGTTCCCCGCCGACGACGGCTCACTCGACGCACTCTGGCGCATTTGGGTGCCCGAGGAGACGATCCCCGCGCTCGATCGGCGCACAGCGGGTGCGGCGAGCGTGTGGCGACGACGCGGGCTGCTGTCGACGACGCCCGGCAACGTCACCGACTACGAGTTCATCAAGTCGCAGATTCTCGCCGACGCCGAGCGATTCGACGTGCGTGACGTCGCATACGACCGGTGGAACGCGACGCAGCTCGTTAATGATCTCGTCGCTGAGGGCATGCCGATGCGCCCGCTCGGCCAGGGCTACGCCTCGATGAGCGCGCCGACAAAGGAGCTGCAACGGCTCGTGCTGCAAGGCACCACCGACGCTCCGATGCTGCGCCACGGCGGGAACGGCTGCGTGCGCTGGACCGTCGACAACTTCGCAGTCGCGGTCGACGCGAGCGGCAATGTCAAGCCCGCGAAGAACGTCGCCGCCGACAAGATCGACCCCGTCGTCGCGCTGATCATGGCGCTCGACGGCGTCGCGCAGCAACAGGCAGACACCCGAAGCGCTTACGAAGATCGCGGCTTGGAGGTGGTCTGACCGTGGGTCTGTCGGACGCCGTCGCGCGGATGCTTCGTCGCAAGCAAGCGAGCGTGATCAGCGCGCACGGCTCAGGCTCGCCAACCGACGTTCCGCTGTACACCACGTTCTCGGCCGATCAGGTGCTCGGCATGACGCCCGCGCAGCTCTGGCGCACTCAGCCGCACCTGAGAACGGTGATCAACTTTCTCGCGCGCAACGTCGCACAACTCGGCTTGCACACGTTCGAGCGCGTATCTGACACCGACCGCGCGCGGCGGCGCGACACGGCGATCGCTCGGCTGTTCGCGCGGCCGAACCCTGCCACGACGGCATTCGAGCTGATCTACACGCTCGTCGCCGATCTCGCCCTCTACGACGACGCGTTCTGGCACCTGTCCGAGGACATCGACTCGCCGTCAGGCTGGCGCATCACGCCGATACCGCCGGAGTGGGTGCGCGGCATGCGCGGCGGCACGATCTTCGGTCCCGATCAATGGCTGATCGAGGTCCATTCGACGGTCGGCGGCATCACGGAGACGGTGCCCGTGCCTGCCGAGCAGATCAAGCACTTCAAGGGCTGGAATCCCGACGAGCCGCGCCTGGGGTCGAGTCCCGTCGAGTCGATCAAGCAGATTCTCGCCGAGCAGATGCACGCGCGCGCATATCGTCAGCAGGTCTGGCAGCGCGGCGGGCGGGTCGGCGCGGTGATCACGCGCCCGGCCGGCGTTCCGTGGTCGGACACCGCGCGCGAGCGATTCTCCGCCGACTGGCGTGCGAAGTGGTCCGGCGACGACGGACCGAAGGCGGGCGGGACGCCGATCCTTGAGGACGGCATGTCGCTGAATCGCATCGGCTTCTCAGCCAACGAGGAGCAGTTCGTCGAAGCGGCGAAACTCTCGCTGTCCGAAGTAGCCGGTGTCTACCACGTGAACCCGACGATGGTCGGCGTGCTCGACAACGCGAACTATTCGAACGTGCGCGAGTTCCGCAAGATGCTCTACGGCGACACGCTCGGTCCGACGTTGGCGATGATCGAGGACCGGATCAACACGTTTCTCGTGCCCCGCATCGAACCGCGCCGGAACGAGCTGTACGTCGAGTTCAACATCAACGAGAAACTACAAGGTTCGTTCGAGGAGCAGTCGCAGGCGATCCAGACCGCTGTCGGTCGCCCGTGGATGACTGCCGACGAAGCGCGCGCGAAGCTCAACATGCCGTCGCTCGGTGGCGACGCTGACGCGCTCGTGACGCCGCTGAACGTGCTCGTCGGCGGCCAGGCGTCGCCTACCGACTCCGGTGAGCAGAACCGCGCGAGCGTGCTCGCGCCGTCGAGCAAGGCGCGCGCGCCGCAGCCGTACGAGGACAAGCATGTCGAGCAGCTCGCGCGATTCTTCCGCCGCCAGGCCAACGTTGTGAAGTCGCAGCTCGGCGCGAAGGCAGACGGCGACTGGTGGGACGCGACGCGGTGGAATGCCGAACTCGCCGACGAGTTGTTCGCGCTCGCCGCCGACGTGTCTCGGCAGGTGTCGTCGACCACGCTCGACGAACTCGGCTTCGACGCGCAGAGCTATGACTTCGATCGCACGACGAAGTTCCTGCGCACTGTGGCCGAGAACGACGCGAGCAGCATCAACGAGCACACCCGCGCGCAGATCGTCGCTGCGCTCGACGACGACGAGCCGCAAGCAGCGGTGTCGAACGTGTTCGCGGTCGCGGCCGGTGCCCGTGCTGCGCAGATCGCGACGACATCGGTCACCGCAGCCTCGGGCTTCGGTACGACCGAAGCGGCGAAGCAGGCAGCAGGGGGGCGCGCCCGCAAGACGTGGATCACCGGTGCGAACCCGCGCAAGTCGCACGCTGCGATGAACGGCGAGACGGTCGGCATCGAAGAGCAGTTCTCGAACGGCCTGGACTGGCCGGGCGCGATGGGCGACCCCGACGAGGTCGCGGGCTGCAACTGCTCGGTGCAGATCTCCGTCGCGTAAGGACTCATCGACACGCGCCCGAGGAGGGCTGATCGCGTGCTGTACAAGAGTTGTCCCGCACAGGTCAAGGCCGCTGGGCCTGACGACGGGCTCAACGAGGGCGAGTATCGCGCCGTTGTGTCCGTGTTCGGCAACGTCGATTCGATGGGCGACATCGTGTTGTCCGGTGCGTTCAGCGAGACGCTCGACGAGTGGAAGCGATCGGGCAATCCGATCCCGATCTACTGGTCGCACCAGATGCACGACCCGGACTACAACATCGGGCACGTTGTCGACGCGACCGAAACCGATGTCGGGCTCGAAGTGCACGGCAAGCTCGACCTCGACAGCCCGAAGGCGAAGCAGGTGTACCGGCTGCTCAAGGGACGCCGCGTGACACAACAGAGTTTCGCCTACGACATCATCGACGGCGGTCCCAGCGAAGACGACCCTGACGTCTTCGAGTTGCGCACGCTGAGGATCTTCGAGGTTGGCCCGACACCGATCGGCGCGAACCAGGAAACGACCGTGCTTGCGGTCAAGTCGGCGATCTCGCCACATGCCACGTCGACCGTCGACGAAGCGTGGGACGGCCCAGCGAACGAGGCTCGACTGTCCAACGACGCGGGCTCAGCGACGTACCGCAAGGCGTACGCGTGGTCTGATCCGGACGGCGACGCCGACGCGAAGGCGTCGTACAAATTCCTGCACCACAACATCGCCGAGGACGGCAGCGTGGGCGCAGCGAACGTGCGCGGCTGCATCGCGGGTATCGCCGTGCTCAACGGCAGCCGAGGTGGCGCAGACATCCCCGACGCTGATCGCGACGGCGTGTATCGCCACCTCGCGAAGCATCTCAGCGACGCCGACATGGAGCCGCCGCCACTCAAAAGCACGAGCACGCCCACCAAGAGCGGTCGCGCAATCAGCGCGAAGAACGAGAAGGCGCTTCGCAGCGCGCGCGAGCAGCTCGACGCCGCAGCGAGCGCGATCGACGACGTTCTCGCCGCGCTCGACGGCGAGACGAATGACGACCAGGAAAAGGCCAGTACACGTGGTCCGGCCAAGACCGATGAGCCCGCCGGGGCCAAGGCCGATGAGCCCAGCCGCAGTGTGCCCGTCGACGCCTGGGCGGTTCAGCTCGAACTAGCAAAGAAAGGACGTGATGTGGTGTGTCGGTAGCAACGCAGACACCCGCAGAACAGCGAGCCGCCGCCGTTCAGGCCGCCGAGGACATTGTGTCCGGAGCGAAGGCGGCGAATCGCGACCTCACCGCAGATGAGGTCGAAACGATCAAGAGTCACCTCACGGTGATCGACGAGGTCGACGCGAAGCGCGAGCGCGCCGCCGAAACGACCGGTCTGCTTAAGCGGCTCACCGAGATGAGCGTCGACAGCAAGGGCGAGCCGACGCCGTACGGCAAGGCCGTTCAGGATGTTGGCGAGCACTTCGTGAAGTCGGACGCGTTCCGCGAGATGACCGAGCGGAAGGGTTCGCGCTTCTCGGTGTCCGCACCGGAGTTCTCGAAGGCGAACCTCGTCGGCGACCTCGGCCAGACGCAGTACGGGCAGGTCGTGCCCGCCGCGCTGCGCCGTCCGGTCGTTGCCGACCTGTTCGCCTCGGGCAGCATGTCGCAGGCGAGCCTGACGTACTACACGCAGGGCGCGGTGACAGG